GCAAGAGTTGATGTTACTCCAGTGATTCCGAATAGTCCCATTGAAACCATTCCAGTTCCAAAAATTCCTCTACGCCCTCCTTGTCTAGATCCAGCATCTTCAATATCTATCTGATCTGTCATTGCTGCTCTTATCGACTCATTTGGTCCAGTCGATGACTGAGGAATAATTAGTGGTCCTGTTGGCATCTGGCCTGCACCTGGAAGGAGCAATGGTCCACTAGGCCTTTGTCCAGCGCCTGGAAGCAGCAATGGGCCACTAGGTCTTTGTCCAGCACCTGGAAGAATTAATGGACCGCTAGGAATAGTGCCTTGCCCTGGTAGGATAAGTGGTCCAGACATGTTGTTTCTCCCAGGAAGGATAAGACCTGCCGCTTGTCTGGCTTCTGAATTTACTACTGCGGCTGCACGTTCTGGTAGATTTTCTATTCCATCACTAAGACCTAAAATTGCACCGTCAGCGAAGTTTCTTCCTTCCACTGTCGTCTCTCTTCTTGCCCTGCGCGAAGGAGATGAACTTTCAAGTCCTGTCCTAAGGCCATGTAGATATGCTACGACCCTGGCCCTTCCTTGTTCCTCTCCAAGTCGTCTTTCTTCTCTTTCCAAAAGTTCTATTGCGGCGCCAGATCTTAAATATCTTCCTCCTCCAAGACCGAAGGCGACTGGTTGTGTAACTTGTCCAGTTGATGTTCTAAATGGATTTCCTTCTGGTCCAGCAGCCCGTTGACCACTAAACTCAACTGGTGTCACTGGCTTTGATCCAGGTCTACGAACAGTAGTTCCTCTATATTGCACTGATCCATCTGGCATTATCTGGAAGCCTTCTTTTAGATCTCCTCGTTGATTATAAATCATTTGATCCGTCAGGCCGACTCTGACAACTGCTACTCTTGATGCCTGTTGTGCCACGGCACTTGCAAGAGCGCGCTGGGCTTTTTGAACATTATCTTCTCCAGTTTTAGTTTGATAATATTCATTTACAACTTGTCTTTGCGCCCTTGCCAAAATTTCATCAGTAATCTTACCCTCTCTTGTACCTTCAGCAATTTGAATTGCTCTGTCTCTCACTGCTCTATCAAATAGTCTTAGTGCGCTTGCTGCTCCGGGCATTGATACATCAAATCCGCCCTGAATTGCTGACGGTAAATATTTTCCTGGCCCAACGTCAGAATATTTTCTTCTAAACGTTTCAATATCTGCTCCACTTTCTTTTAAAGCCATATTTAAAGTTGTTGGCAAAAGAGCAACAGATTTACTAAGAACCTTTATGGCCTCTGGAAACTGTCTAGCAATAGTACGGAATACTCCACTAAGACTATCTAATCCATACTGATACTGTCTAGTCCCTGGTGCAAATGCCACAGTCGTATGAGCGGATTGAAGGGGGTCTAGGGGGCCTGATCCATTGCTGAATCCTCTTAGATTGCCGCGATTCATTGCTCCTAAAATCGGAGCATATTTTGCCACGGCCTCTTTTCTTATAACCATTTCTCCTGGCTCAAGTAGTGCGGGTATTATGTCGCCACCACCATATCCACCAGGAACATCTCCTCCTTGTGCCCTTCTAATTGGTGCTCTTCTAGCACCAGCCACTGGCGCTCCAGCAAACATCTGTGGGTTCATCGCAGCAGTTTTCTTAAGCGCAGAAAGATACAGTTCAAGTTCGCCTCTAAGATTCATAACTGCTGCTTCTTGGGTTGCAAAAGCGGTAGTTAGTTTATCTACACCAGCCTTTGCTGCCATTGTCTGCTCATCAAGAACTTCTAGTTTGCTTGTCTTTATTCCAGCGAGTTGCGCTCCAAGCGTAACTATGCCCATACCAAATTTTATTGTGTTTCCAACCAACTGTTTAAATAGACCAACAAGCATTAGTATGGGGCCAGCAACCAAGGCAAAGCCGCCCATTATTCCTAAAAAGTTTTTAATTGGTTCTGGTAAAGACCCAAATAGATTTCTTAAGAAGTCTATTATTCCAGAGACCTTCTCTAGTGCTGGTGTAAGAATTTGTAGAAGCGATTCGCCAATTGGGAGGAGTTGATTCTTAACAGTCTCCATCATTCTTTGGAATCTAACGGTGGTTGATTCTGTATAGGCTCTAAGTTCTTGGTTGGCGATACTGGCAAGTTCAACAGTCGATGCTCCAGCAAGTTCCATTGCTTGCTGAGTTTGAGAACCAGCAACACCTAAGTTATTAAAAAGGGCAGAAATACGAGCAAACTGGTATTTTCCAAAGATTTCTTCAATAACTCTAGATCTAGAAAAATCATCTAGTCCATTAAGAGCACCTTGTAATTCTAAAAGCGTTGGCATTAGTTGACCCTTGTTTGCTGTTACGATGTCAACTATGTTTACCCCAAATTCCTTTGCAGTGTCTGCCGCCTTCTTTGTTGGATTAATAAGAGAAGCCATACCAGACTTGATAGCGTTTGCTGCTTCGGCTGCGGGAATGCCACCCTCTTTCATAGCAACCATCAGGACTGACAAATCCTTGATTGAACCACCAAGACCCTTGATAACTGGACCAGCCTTTGGAATGGCCTCTACCAAGTCATTTAGAGTTGTTGATGTCTGATTTTCAATTGCGTTCAAGAAGTTAATAGACTCAGCAAGTTCATCAGTATTTTGCTTAAATGCTGTCTGAATTGCTAGAGTCGCCTTCATAGCCTCTTGTCTATCAACTTCACCAAGAACTGCGAGCCGACTGGTCTGAGAAACTGTGTCAAGCAGATCTTGGCCCTCTTTTCCAGTTGCAGCAACGTCAGCCGCCAGTGCCAAGGTTTCTTTTGCTGCTACACCATAGTTGCTAGAAATTGTTTTGGCAAGGTCAATTACCTGTTGTTTCATATCCTCTGTTGCTCGCGCCGTTGTTCCAACAACATCTTGTCCATAAACTTTGGCAAAACGAGTAAGTTCTTTGTCTACATCCATAAATGTTTTTGCGAATGCTGCGCCGAATAAAACGACTGGCATTGTAAGGCCGACAGTCAACTGCCTACCAGTCCACTGTGTATTTTTACCAAAGTTAATCATTTCATTTGCACCATTGTTAACTAGGTGTCTAAAAGTATTGAACTCTTGATTCAGCACATTCATTCTTGTTGTAGTGTTTCTAAGATCTATTTCATTTGGCGTGATGACCATTCCAGTTTGTTTTCCGCCACCACTACCCATTGGAACAACAATAGATTCCATGTACCGTGCTTGATTTCTGGCAAACTGACGCATTAAAGAATCTTGTCTTGTTAGTCCTCTATATGCTTCAGCGAAATACTCACGCATTGTAAGTTTGTTCGCGGCAAGATTTTTACCAAATGTATCTACAACAGTATTAAGTTGAGCCATTTTTGTGGTGAATCCACCAAGTGCTCCAACATTTGCAGAAAATGCTGCTGCTAGGCTGGCCCTCATCTTTAGGGCAGCAGCATCTAGGCTATTCATTGATGTGGACAGAACACCTATTTGGCCAGTAAGAGACTTAATCTCGGCCATCGCCGCTGAAAGATTAGCGTTGTAGGTAAGTGTTGACTGTATGTTGTTAGCCAAGTTCTGTACCACCCATTATTTTATATTCTAGGCCAGTGTCAGGAGTGAAACCTTCTGCAATCGCCCCTGCAAGATTCTGGTCCCCAGTTAGTCTAGCCACCGCTCTTGCTTTTACATCATCTAGCGTTGTTGCCTTTTTTTCTAACTCACCACTATTTTCATCAACATCTATATCGATTCCCTGAAGTGCTGCTAGAAACTTTTGTTTTCTTTTTTCTGTTCTTCTCATTGCCTCTAGAGTTAATATGAGTTCTGGCATTGATAGCGACGATTCAAGTTCTTCATAGTCCTTCCAATGTCCAAGAAGAAAAACCTCAGCAACAATTTCTGCTAGGTTTAGTTCCTCCCAGGAAGTTCCTGAGCCGTCGCTTGGAGATTTGGGTTGTTTAACTTAATGTCCGCAGCGACTTCAAGAATCTTATACATTGTAAGAAGATCCAGATCCTCCTCTACCGTATTTGCCTTTTCTGGAGCCAACTGAGTCATTGCTATTGATGTACACTTTATCAATATTTCAAGAAACTCATCCTCAGTTGTGGCATTAGCCGCCTCTGACCACTGCTTCATTACTGATCTAAGGGTCTTAAGGTTGAGCGGCTTTACCGTAACTACAGAACCGTCTTGTAGTTCTAACTCAATTGTTTCATAAACCTTGGTTGCCATATATTTTCCTTTCTCTGTATATAAATATTATACCTTAGACAAAAATAAAAGATGCGGCATGGCCGCACCTTTTATTTTATTATATTAAGTTATTTTAGTAGACTCTATCGATGATCTTGCCATATGCGGCATTGCCATCGGCTGCCTCATTATCTTCTGATGGAAGAAGACGGAAGTTTACTGGGAATAGAGTAGCGTTGTCTCTTTGTGTTGCCACTCCAACGGTATCCATAGATACGGCTCTATATCCAATGTAAATTCTTTCTGCTCTTCCAAGACTTGCTGGTGCTGGTCCAACGAAACATACTGATCTTTCAATTGGTGCATATCCAAGTGCTCCACCATTGATGTCAAGAACTGCTGCAATTGCATTTGCGGAACCGGAATTACCAGTATCGAAGTGCGTTGATGCTGTTAGTTTTGATCCAGTTGCTGGGGCAGAATCTGCTGAAGCAATAGATGCTGAAGCAGTTGCACTGGCTGCAAAATCTCCAGTTGCTCCTGTCTTTCCACCAATTGCAACATAAAGGTTTTCAAGTGTTGTTTCTGTTAATGATGTAGCCACCATTACTCTTTGTGAAGACTTGAAGAGCCTTGCCACGTCAAGAAGTTGGTCAACAACCACCTCACCGTATGTTGGCTCAATGTTCATTGTAACGCCGTTCTGTGTGTAACCCATGTGATACCAGGATGAAGAGTTCATCTTTGTTGGATCTTGAAGAGTTTCTGCTGATCCGCTGACTCCCACCTTGGAAAGTTCTACACCTGATGGGCCAACATAGAATGTTGATCCACCAACAATAATATTCTTTGCGTTAAAGTCTCTTGCCATTTATTTCACCTCCTAAGATTTTGAAAAATGACGTTTCCTCATTAATTATGTTATCATGCCACGGGTTATTTTGTGTAATCGTAAGTTATGGTCAGGGTGGTGATATATTTTGGCTTAAAACTGTCTATTCTTTTCTCGTCTACAATAAAGTTACTCTGATGAACGTGGACACATTTAAAGTTAATTGTAGGATCTTTTATATAATCATTTATTTCTTGAGCACTCTTATCATACTTTTTTAGGGTGTCAAAGATGAAGTTTTTTACATAGAATATTTGCGGAACATCTCCAACTATGCTATAAATAGCCTTTTCCTTATGCATCGGCCAGAAGGAGTCATCTGGTTCATCATATAGGTAGTCATAGAGAACATATGGCATGGTGGACGACTCTGGGGCCAGATTTTCATTAACTGGATAAAATGGTCTGTATTGGTAAGATTGAATATTCCAGACGGCACTAGAAATCGTAGCGTATCCAGATACAGAACCAGAAGCCAGATCCCATAAATATTTATTTATTAAAACTATGGGCATTTTAGTATAATCAGACATTTCTATTCGTCGCCGCCTTCATAGCAATTGATGAAGCATCTTTAGATGCTTCAGATATCATACCAGCAATCATACCTCTATTTATTTTGGGAATGATTAATTTTCTCTTTTTAACTATAGAATCATTTATTCTTTCGAAATATCTAAGTTCTTTCAGTATAGACTTTGCCTTATAGGTGCTAAATGACTGCCATTCTTCTGTGAACGCTCCCTTAACCTGTGTTCCTCCAGGTGAAGAAATAATTGATGGCTTAGATGTAATAATGGTTTGATCGTTAATTGTGTATACTAAGAACTTCTTATTTTTCGGTCTTACAATTACCGTCTGCCCAGATTCCATAACGCTGGCCTTGTTGTAAAAAATATAACCATTCCTATTTGGCTCTTTGCTCTTAGTAAAATTAAAACTTATTACCGCTCCTGCTGGAGTGCTAGTGATATTTCTTTTAAAAAGTCTTGCATTCTTATCACCAGATCTATCCCATTCATAGATATGATGAAATCTTTCTGAATTGGCTCTTGCTTTAGCATCTACAAAATTTTCAAAATAGTTAGCAATTAGAGTAACCGCTCCGCGCTCAATTGCCATTTTATTTTCACTAGAATGAACCTTACTCAAAATAGTCATATCATACTTAGTAAGGGCTAGAATTTTTTCTGGGAAGCCGCCCGTATCTACTCCACCTGGCTTTTTAAAAGAAACCATTATGTTGTTAGCCTCTGTATTTCTTGTCGCATAAGAACGGTTTCATACTCTATTATTTTCCCATCAAAGTTAGTGATGGGGGTGCTTCCTCTTGGCTCAAAGATCGTTGAGTTCTGGAAGCCGCCCTCAGTTGATGGGTCTTGATTCTCTTTATAAATAACCTCATCATTATTTCTAATTAGCACTACACGCCTATCGGACGCAATGACGGCAGATGATCTAATTTTTACAAGAGCGGTGAGAGTATTTATATAGTTATTAATTTCGACGGCAGTAGAGTTCTCACCAACACCTTTTCTGAGAATTCCTCTAGCAACACAGTCTATTGTCTTTTCAAATGTCCATGTCTTTACAACTGCACCAGTAGAGTCCTGACTTACCGTAGGCTGATAGATATCTGCCTTCATTGTGTATGCGCTTTTTGCTATGCATGACACTTATATCACCATGAATCGTGGCTGACGATACCTTGCCAAAATAGCGTCAACAATGAGATTGCCAGAACCTTGGGCGGCACTGGTAGCATACGTTATATCGTAAGAATCGTTAGATAGTTTAGATATATTCTTATTTCTAACTGATGCATCAGCACATAGATAATCTTCTACAAGAAGGGCTGTGGCCTGTTCTATGTCTGGTGGAATATAGGCATATCCAAAGATTCCAACTATTCTATACTGAACATCTTTTTCAAATATTCCATCATATGGAAGCACAGAGAAATCTGGGCTTTCAAGAAGACCTCTTTCATATTCATTGTCTTCAATGATTGCCTTTATTCTGTATTTTGATATTGAAGGCTCTATAGCATAGTCTAAACTATTAACACTTGGGCTGGACAAAGAATCATATATTAGAATATCGTCCTTATATACTTTATCTAGTCTAATTATTGGTTCTAATAGGGTCAGAACGTCTGTGTTGTTTCCATAAACCACAACACTCTTATATTTCTTGGTAAACTCTGTTCCAGTCTGTATTTGAATATACATCCTGGCTTTTCTTTCTTGCTTTTTGATGGCTGAGTCGGTTTCTGATGAATCAATGTCTGCTATTGATCTAATTCTAGTTGCCGTCGCAAATGGCCTAATTATTGAAGCAATTTCTACAGTAGAACTTGCTCCAGAGGCGGTGCTGCTAGTCCAGTCTATTTTTACATTTCTGTCATACTGAACTGAGTCTTGTGTAAGTGTTGCATTGAATACTGATGAGGCAGCAGAAGATGTTGTGCCAGACTGAATAAATTCATCGGTATCAAGATCATACACTTCAAAAATAACACTAGTTATGCCGCTAGCAGCAGTAAAAGAAATTGTAAGATCGTCATAATCGGTACGCAGATATTCGTTCAATGAATGTCACCTCAATTATATTTTACTACATATTTGATAAATGAGAAAGGGGCCGATCTAGTGACCGACCCCTTTCTCTTACTAGGTTTATCAGCCTGTTACTGCGTTTGCCTTTGCCATTGCAGATAGTTCTTCAATGTTAAGACCCATGCGAACATAAACCGTGTATTCGATTGTGTCCTTCTTTGGCTTGAACTCGCGGTGAACAGTTACGTCTCTCTGGAATCCCCAGATTCTATTCTGTGGGAATGTGAGATCGACGAAGTGATCTGGGTACAGTGGAACTTCCATTACGGGGATACCGAAGATGGATGTTGTCATTCCTGCTGGACCACCAACGCGGGCTGGTGTGCCACGGAGAACTCCTGAGGCAATGTCCTCTGGAACCCCACCTGATCCGATTTGACGGAGATCGGTTAGGAGTGTCTGCACGTTCTTTGTTGAAGCGTAGAACTTAAGTTCACCTCTACGGGCCTTGTACTTACGTCCAAGTGCATTGTAAAGTGCTTCGAAGAACACGATTGCAGAACCAGTCTTCAACTGACCAGCAGTTGTTGCAGCAGTGAAGTAGTTTGATGCTGTGCTTACTGTTGCTGCTGTTCCAAAGTGAGTGCCACCAGCGGCACCGTCAGCCAACTTAACAAATCCATCAATTGTGTATGGATATGTTGTACCAGCGTAGGAAGCCGTGCCCTGAGCAGCGAGACCATTGATGGCAATGTCCTCAAGATCGTTACCGAATTGTGTTGCCATCAGGCGTACAATGTGATCTTCAAGGGCTGACCCTTCAATGTTGTCCTCAAGACCCTCAGTTGAGAGTTCGTAATCAAGACGGAACTTGGTTGTTACGATTTCAACCTTGGTGAATTGAGCACCACGGTTGACGTAAGCACCTTCTCCTGATCCTGCATCAAAAACGTTCTCTGATGCCTGTGAAGCCTTACGGATCAGTCTTGTTCCAACCTGAACCTTGTCGAATTCTGCTGTGTTTGCTCTCATGATTTGTCTACGGCCATCATTACCGAGAACCATCTGATCGAAAACATAGTCAAGGAACTGACGAGATTGTTCTGGAAGTAGCGTGCCACCTGCCTGTGTTGCTGGGTTTGTTGTTAGGTTCTCCATGTTTACGTTTGCAACATCGGAGATGATTGCACCTGTTCCAACGTTAACAGCGGCAGCAGCCTTATTGATAATATCGCTCATTTATTTACACCTCTCTTTCATAATTTGTTATAGATCTGCGGAATTGAGGAAACGTCCGCCCCATAATGACTTCTTCATTACGGGTTGCTCTGGAGTACTGTTTTCCAGTTCACCAGACTTCTTCATTGCTTC